AAAGATTAAAAATAGATTTTGAATAGATAATCTTTTATATATAATAAAAAAATTAAAATATTAAATGGCTGGTTACAAACAACAAAATAGTTCAAATCAATTAAACAGTGGATTCTTCAGTAAAATGTTAAGAAAAATTAGTAACTATGGTTTAGCATATGATATATCTTCTATTCAACAATCCTTTGCAATTGGTGCTAATGATGATCCACAAAGTTATGTTGGTTCTTCTGCTGATGGTAAAGTTCAAGGACCACAAATGTATGATTTATTTACAAAGAAAATTATATCTAAAATATTAGATAAGAAATCTATTGCATATCTTGATAGGTCATATTTTGATAAAAGAAAAATATTAAGACAATATTCTATTAAAGATGAAATTAGAGATTATGTAAATCAAATAGCAGATGAATGTATAATTTTTGATGATGATAATAAATTTTGTTTTTCCAAAGATTTACCAGATGAATTTGATGATGTAATAAGGAAAAAAGTACATGAGAATTTTGATAGATTATATAATACTTTTGGTTTTAATGATGGTATTAAAGCTTGGTATATGATGAGGGATTTATTAATAGATGGTTTTATTGCTTATGAAATTGTTTATGATAAAAAACAAAGAAATATAACTGACTTAATGAAATTAGACCCATTAACATTAGTACCTGCAACTGATCCAGAATCAGGAACTATTGTATGGATTCAATTCCCGGATGATCCTAAATTAAGAAGAGTATTACTTGATGCACAAATTATTTATATATCTTATGGTAATAATATGGATTATGGTGAAACTTCTTATGTTGAACCACTTATTAGACCTTATAATCAAGTTAAATTAATTGAACAAACTAAATTAATTTATAACATTAATCAAGCAGCAATTTATAAAAAATTTATTATTCCTGTTGGTGGTTTATCAAGACAACAAGCTGAACAACAAATCTTTCAATTGATGTCTGAATATCATGAAGAAATAACTTGGGATGATAATTTAGGTACTATGTCTATTAATGGTTCATCACAGATGCCACATAGTAAAGATTTTTGGTTTCCTACATCTTCAGAAGGTGGACAACCAGAAGTTACAATTGAAACACCTAATGGTAATGATTTAAATGAAGATATGATGCTTAATTGGTTTATGGGTAATTTAAAAAGAGCATCCCGTATGCCGTTTACTAGATTTGAAACAGAATCAGGTGGTGGTACTATTTATAGTGATGCTGCTGAATTAACAAGAGATGAAATGAAATTTCATAATTTCATTAGAAGAATAAGAACTGTATATAGAGAACTTATAGTTAAACCTCTTAAAATTCAAATGATGAGAGATTTCCCTGAATTAATTGAAGACCATAATTTTATTAAAGAACTTAATGTAGAATTTAATGCAAATGAATTATTTGAAGAATGGAAATATTTAGCTAACTTATCTAAAAGAGCTGAAATTGCATCCACTTTAAATACTAATTTAGTAAATGCAGAAGGTGAAACTGTATTAGCAGCAGAATGGATTATAAGAAAAATTATGAAATTTACTGATGAAGAAATTGCAGAAAATGAAAAATATAAACTTAAAGAAAAATCAGCTCTTGCTGGAACTCCTACTGGTGATGGTAGTGGTGAAGGTGGTGGTGGCGGTGGTGGACTAAATAGTGGACCAGGTGCAGATTTCTTTAATGAAAAAGATGGTGGTGGTGATGGTGGTGAAGTGACAGGTGAAGCACCAGCTCAAGGTGGTGGAGCACAAATGCCTGCACAAGGTGGGGCTCAAGCACCAGCTCAAGCACCAGCACAAGGTGGTCAACCACAAGCACCGGTACAATAAAATAAAAAATAAAATATATAGATATGGAAAATAATTGTAATTGTAATAATTGTAATTGTGATAATAAAAGAATGGAAATGGCAGAACAGCTAATGAGTATGTTAGATGAAGATGGTCAACCAATGTATAGTAGAGAATGGATTGAAGAACATATTTTAGGAATAATAACAAAAGAAACTCTTAATTAAGAGTTTCTTTTATAATTTTACAATACCATCTTTGGTATGATATACAGTATATTCTAATGGAAAATCAAGATATAATTCATCTTTTAAATATTTATGAACATGTTGAGCAGTAGATAAATCATCATCAGAAAAACCAACTCTAACTTTTCTATTTACTTGTTTTCCAAAATCATTTACTTTTTCAGTAAATGATCTAATTGCCATTGATTTATATTTTTCTGGTTTTGCAGATTGTCCTTCTGTACCAAATTTTTTAGAAAAATAACTAGAATAAATTCCAACAAAATCACACATATCTAAATAATGATTTATTAAATCTTTAAATGACCAAGTTTTATCATCCCAACCAAATAAGACATTAAATTCTCTTAGATTCTTTTCCATTTCTTCTTTTTGTTTTGGATTAAGACAATTAAAAATAATCCAATTAACAGCAAATCTTATTGTTTGTGGTTCATGACCTCTTGCAGTAATAATCATAAATACATGACCTTCAATTAAACATTCAAGAAATTTATCCCAAACTGGACCAAAACTATTTGTCTTTACTGCTACCATCATATCTTCTATGAAAGCATTTTCACCTCTTGGACCATAATCCCTAAATTCACAATATGTATCCCTATAACTATTATTCTTTAATTTCCAAGATGATTCTTCACCATCAGCATGTTTAAAGATTTCATTTCTTATTTCTGCAAATTGTGCAGTTGATATATCTTTTGATATCCATTCACCATTTTCTAAATGTTCAACATGAATAACAGTCGGCATCACAAGTATGTTGTCATCCCAATCATAACAACTATATGAAAGTACATTTTTATTCAAATTTTCTAATACAAATTTTTTATAATTTTTCATTTTCAATTTTGTTTTTTAATTTACAAAGATACAATTATTTTTTTATATATAAATAAAATAAAATAATAATTTTGATTATGTATGATAAATTAGATGAAAAAGGGAATTGGAATTTACTAAACATATTAAATCCACGTAAAAAAGATAAAAAATCTACTGAAAAACCAGTTGAACCAATAAAAATACCTGGTGAAAATTGGAAAGAAATTAGTTATGAAATGGATGGTAGTGTTAAACAATTATTTCTTAATTTAACTAAGATGCAAATTCCATTTGACTATGAAAAAACTTTAGTAGAATTTTTTCCATCTGATATGGAAGTTGATGATAATGGTAATTATTTTAAACAAATTGGTGATAGTAAGACAATGTTTTGTGGTCATTTAGATACATATTGTAGAGTGTATGAAAGAGTTTGGCATGTAATAGATGGGGATATTATTAAAACAGATGGTACAACAACATTAGGTGGTGATGATAAAGCAGGTATAGTAGTTATGATTAAAATGATGGAAGCTAATGTACCTGGACTATATTATTTCTTTAGAGGTGAAGAAGGTGTTACATCACCAACAGGAACTTGGGGTTCTAGACAAGCATTAAAATCAAGAGGTGATTTTTTTAAAGGGTATGAAAAATGTGTAGCATTTGATAGAAAAGCACATACATCAATAATTTCATCACAGATGTACACAGCATGTTGTTCACAAGAATTTGTAAGTGCATTAATAGAAGAATTTAAAAAGAATGGTATGGAATATATAGATGACCCAACTGGTATGTGGTGTGATTCTGGTGTTTTTATGGAACTTATACCAGAAGTTACAAATATATCAATGGGATATAAATCAGAACATACTTTTAATGAAACACAAGATATTGCACATTTAGAAAAATTAGTAGAAGCTGCAATTAAAATTGATTGGGATAGTTTACCTGTAAAAAGAGATCCTACTAAAGTTACTAAAAGTATAGGTAGATATAAATATGATAATTCTTGGGATTCTTGGGATGATAATTATAGTAGAAGTCAATCAAAAAGTGTGATGTTACCTAAAACCATAAGTAATAAATCTAATAAAAAAGAATATTCATCAATGAAAGAATTATTTGATATTATTTGTGAGTTATTATTAGGGATTGATTATGATTGTTTAAATCCGGAATTTTTTAGTGAATCAGATGAAATATATTTTCAAAATTATGATACTAATGATTTCTTTGGATTGAGAATTATTGATTTTGATATCTATTTAAGTGATGATTCAACTCTTAAAAAATACACTAATATTGGTAGTTTAGAAGATTTTAAAAATCATATGAATATTGAAAGTGATGATTATAGTAATGAACTTGATAATGAATTAGATAGACATTTAGGTAAATCATATAAAGAAGAAGACTTTAATTATACTAAAGAACAAATAAAAGCATTTACTGAATTAGCAGAAAAAAATAAATATTTACTTAAAACAGTAATGGATGATATGACTGAAAGTAAATCAACTACTGTTGATGGTAAATTATGGTTAGATGTTGATAATGAATTAAATAAATTAGGATATAAATCTACTTATGATAGTAGTAATACTGCAATTAATCCAGATACTTTTACAGAATATGTTATTGACAATTGGATAGAAATGCAATTTTTATTAAAAAAAGTTTAAATTAAAAAAAGGAGAAAAATAAAAATTTCTCCTTTTTTATTATATAAACACTTGATTATCAATAGATAATGAAGTGTTGATTCTATTTACAAAAATGGAAAAAAATGATGTTTTTGATTAAATATATAATATAAATTAAATAAAAATAATTCTATACATAAAATGGAAATGAAACCCGTACTTATCATGGAAAGCAATCTTAGTGGATTAATGTTAAATGAGAGTGCATCTGAAATTAAACGCGATAAATTTATCCTTTCTGGTATTTTTACAGAATTTGATGTTAAAAACAGAAATGAAAGAATTTATACTAAAGAACGTTTCCTACCCCATCTATTAGAGATGCAAGGTAGGATTCAAAGTTTAGGGGTGGTTTATGGGGAATTTGATCATCCAGATGTTTTTGACACATCATTAACAAGAGTATCTCACTTAATTCAGTCTGCTACTTATAATGAATCAAAAAACAGAGTAGATGGATCAATAAGATTATTGAATACACCTAATGGTAAGACTGCTAAAGAATTAGTATTAGATGGATGTCCTTTATTCGTATCTTCAAGAGCTGCTGGTGTTACAGAATCAGATGGTACTGTATCAGTTAAAAAATTGTTCACTTATGATGCTGTGGCAGATCCTGGATTTGCATCAGCAAGAATGAACCTCAATGTGATTAATGAATCACTAAAATACAATGAATCAGTAAACTTAAGGATAGTAGATATGTCCAACGAGTCAAAAATTAATGAATTATTCGACATGAATAAAAATGACCAAGTTACACAGTCACAAATGACTGAATACACAGAATATTTAGCAACTGAAACTGCCAAAATTAAGGAAGAACTTTTGCAAAATATTAAAGAAGGAAAAAACCCTAGTGAATTTTTAAAATTACAAGAACAATATGATGTTCTTATGGAAAATTACAGTAAAATGACTAAATATTTAGATTATTTAGCTGACAATGTTCAAATTTTAGTTAATGAAAATCAAACATTAAAAACACAATCAGAAAATCTTATTAAACACAGTGATTATTTATCTGAAAATCTTGAAAAATCTATTAATTATTCTAATTATTTAGCTGGTAAAGTAGATAAAAACATTGATTATGCTGAATATATTTCTGAAAATTTAAGTAAATCTATTGATTTTACTGAATATGTTGCTGAAAATGTAGATAAAACTATCAAATATTCAGAATATTTAGCTGAACACCTTGATAAATCTATTGATTATGCAGAATACATTGCTGAAAATACTGAAACTAATTTACAAAATTTTGAAATGTTATCAGAATATGTTGATAATAGTGTTAAATATTCAGAATATGTAGCTGAACAAGTTGATAATAACATAGCTTATGCTGAATATTTATCAGAACATCTTGATAATAATATTAATTATACAGAATATGTTGCAGAACATGTTGATAATAATATTGCTTATTCAGAATACATTGCTGAAAATTTAGCCGATAACCAAGCATATTCAAAATACATTGCTGAAAGTCTTGATAAAACTATTGATTTAGTAAATGGTGAAAAATTAAATGAAGATGTTCAAGATGATCAAAGAATATCAGACTTAAAAGTTAATAATGTAGATAAATACTACGAAGATGAAAATGATTCAGAATTCCCTCCAATGGATACTGAACTTCCTGAAGAATTAAATGATATTGAAGAAGAGGAAGAAGAAGTTAATATGGAAGCACCAGTACAAGCACAAGGTGATCAATTACAACCAGAAGCACAAGTAGAAACACCTAATGCAGAAGTTGAAGAACCAGTTGCAACAGAAGAACCAGTTGATTTAGAAGCAAATGGTGATGTTTCATTACTTCCAGGTACAATGGTACAAATTGATGTTAATGGTGAACAAAAAGATGGTGAAATTATTTCATTTAATCCACAAGACGGTTTTGCAATTGTAAAATTAGCTGAACCAGTTCAAGTTCAACCAGGAGCACAACCAGAAGTACAAGCACAAGCACAAGTTGATGGTGTTCAAGCAGGACAAGCACAAGTACAAGTACAAGGTGCACCAGTTGGACAACCACAAGCACAACCACAAGCACAAGAAGTTTCTGAAATAGAAGTACATGAATCCAAAATTAGAATTAAAGGAGACAAAGTATTTGAATCAGAAATATCAATAAAAGATACTATCGCTAAACTTATCACTGAAACTAAAAAAAGAAAAGCTTCAGAAGAAAATCAACCACATTTCTTAATGTTCTTATCTGAGAAAAATAAAGAAACTTGGAACAAATTAAGTTTAGAAGACAAGGAAAAAACAACAGTTGCATTAAACGAAAGCAACTATACATCTGAAAAAGAAGTTCTCAATGCCATAAGAGAATCATTAACTTCTAATAAAAAATCAGAAGAACAAGTTCTAATTGACTCTATTCCAAATGACTTAGTTGAAACATGGAATAGTCTAAATCCAACAGTTAAAAAAAGTGTATTAGCACAAGCTAAGTTCTATCCAAACTTAGTAGGGTCAGAATTAAAAATGGAATCATTCTGGAATAGTAGAGAATTAGGTAAATATACTGATTCTAAAAAAACTCTTATTACAGAAAATAAAAAATATGTAGATGATATCAAATTAACTGAAAATCAAGTAGATAGATACCTAAGCATATTTAAAAATTTGTAAGCCTTTGTATATAACAAAAATGGAAAAAAATGACATTTTTGATTAAATATATAGATTTACACAAAATTAAAAAAGACGATAATAGTCTAAAAAATAATAAAAAACAAAATGAATTTTATAGTAGATAAAGCAAAAGCTGAAAAGAAATGGTCCCCAATTCTTGAAGCATTACATGTAACAGATTTCGAAAAAAGAAGTTGGATGGCAGAATATGCTGAGTTACATCAATTGAATGAAAATGTTTCTTATTCAACATTAGGAAACTTACAAGGTATGGGTGCAATTAAAGCAGCTCAACCTTCAGCAATCCCAGGACAAGTATGGGGTGGTGGTGAAGTTGGATCAGGTGACGTAGGACAAAATTTACTTCCTATTTCTATGAAAATTGCAGCACAAACTATTGGTCTTGACCTAGTTTCTGTAAAACCAGCTGCTTCTCCAAAAGTTGACCTTTTATTCGTTGACTTCCGTTATGATGATCCTAATAATTTAGAAGATGGTGATAGACCATTAGTTTTCAAATTAGCTTCAACTAATGCAACTAATCTTGCAACTGCTCTTTATGCACAAATGACTGCATTAGGTATTCACGAAATGGTTGGTGGACTTGATAAAAGAATGTTTGTTGCTATCAGTGGTTTAACAACTGGTACAGTTTTAAATACTGAATTTACAACATCTGCACCAAGTGTAAAAACAGGTTGGATGGAATTTTTAGGTTTCTCAAGAATTGATGGTAGCCCAATGTTTAGAATATTTAGACAAGCTGTTGAAAGAGGTTTCTATCCAGGAACTGCAACAGATAGTAAAAATACTTTCTTACAAGCTAATAGTGTATCTTTAAAAGATAATTTAGCTAATGCTAGTTTATTAACTCTTAGTGGTTCATCAGTTGTAGGTACATCTATGTCAGGTGTAACAGTTGAATTAGTATCTTTAATGGAAGATCATATTCCTGGATTCTCAGCAGGTTGGAACCTTTTTAAAGGTATGAACAGAGAAACAGATGAAAACACTTACCCAGGTCAAATTGGACCAAATGTTTTCACTAAAACTATCCAAGTTGGTGATATCGAAATTAGTTCAGCTCTTAAAAGAACTGAAATTGAAGACATCAAAGCTTCAACAGGTATGGACATTGTTCAAAAATTAGAATCAGTTCTTATTAATGAACTTTCACAAACTATTTCTAAAGAAATTGTTGAATCAGTTAAGAAATTAGCAGAATTAAACAGACTTTCACACACATGTCCTAAAGTTGCAGGTGTTTCTAAATTTGACTTTAATGTAGATGCATATTTTGCAAGTGCTAGTGTACCAGGTGGTGAAACAACTCATTCAGCTCAAAGAAAATTATTATCCAAGATAAATAATGCTTCTAATTACATCGCTAATGAAGGTAGAGTAGGTCCAGCACAATACATTGTAACAAATGGTAACGTTGCTTCAGTTATTCAAGACATTGCAGGTTATACACTTAATCCAGTTGTAGGTGGTTCAAACCTTAATACAAATGGTCAATTATACCCAGTAGGTAAAGTTGGTAATATGACATTATATGTTGACCCTAACATGAGATGGGATGACAACAGAGTATTCTTAGGTAGAAAGAATTCAGTAGATCAACCTGGTCTTTTATTCCTTCCTTACTTAATGGCTCAATCAATCAGCCTTATTTCAGAAGCAACTTGGGCTCCTAAAATGTTAATCAGATCAAGATACGCAGTTGCTGACGTTGGTTTCTTCCCAGAAAAACAATTTATGGCAATTCACGTTACTGACGTAAATGGAACTTTAATCTAATCAATTAAATTACATAAAACTAAAAGGGTTCTCATTGAGAACCCTTTTTTATTTCTTCTATTTTATCTATTATAAAATTATAATTTTTTTCATTTTGTTCAACTATATCTTCCGGTACATCTTTCTTATTTTTTATTACCAATGCATGAACTTTAGCAGTTTCATAATCACCCATCCAATAATAACAAATTGCAAGTTCATAATCAGATAGATAATCCCTACTTGTTCTATCAATAAATAATATATCAGTACTTGGATATTTCATATTTAATAATTCTACTTGAAATAATCTAGCTAAATGATATTTATTTTGTTCCCTATATATTATACCTAACATATAAAGTGTTTCAAATCTTGATGGTCTATATGAATAAGCTTCTAATAATTTTATAATAGCTGTATTTATATTTTTAAGATAATAATGCATAATTCCTATTTTAAACATAGAATAATATACTTCTTCTTCCCATCCACCTAATTCCACCCTTTTTTCATAATATATGATAGCCTTTTGATACTCTTTATTATCTGAATATGTTTGTCCAAGATAAAAATAATTCCTTTCATTTTTTGGTTCACTGATTATTGCTTTTTTTAATATTTCAATATCTCTTTTTATTTTATCTTCTCTTAACATAGAGCTACCATCATCATGATGTAATGTAGTAATTGAACTAAGTTCTGAACTTTCACCACATTCATCAGAATCAATATATTCATGTAATTTGCCTTTATATACCCATTTTAAATTAGCATTTACTAAATGAATTCTTGTATAATCCATCTCACCTACATATCTAAAATGATACCAATCATAAGTGAAATCTTCTTTATAAAAATCATCAGTAATTAGAAATTCTTCATCAGCATCAGCAATAAGAAGATAATCAGATTTCTTATATGCAAATTCCATTAATTCAGTACGGTTAACATCAAATCCAATCCATTTTCTTTCATGAATTTCACCTTTAACATCACCCATTTCTTTTTTAATTACTTCAATAGTATTATCACTTGAACCTGTATCACATATTACATAGTAATCTATGATATGTTTACAACTCCTAATTAGTCTATGAATTACTTTAGCTTCATTCTTGACTATTAAACAAAGACATATTGTTTTATTATTTATCATACTATTTATTATATAAAATAATTAAAAAGTTTTTATATATAAAGAAAAAAGATTTATCAATGATTAAATATACTGATTTTTTACTTGAACATAAATTATGGTATAAATCTATTAATCAATTTTTAAATTGGATTGAAAGTAAATCAGTTAATGATTGGATATTTATTGATACTGAAACTACTGGATTAGGTGGACATAAAAAACAACAATTAACTCAAGTATCTGCAATATCAAATATTTATAATTTTAATTCAAATGATTTCACAGAAAAGGATTCTTTTAATAAAAAGATAAAATTAACTGATGAAACTAAAGTAAAAATGAATGAACCCGGTTCAAGAATTAAAAAAGTATTATCATTTAATCACTATGGAACAAAAGACACTAAATATTATGATGAACAAATGGTATTGGATGAATTTTATGGTTGGATAGATGAGCAAAATAACCCTTTATTTGTCATTCAGAATGCTGCATTTGATATGAATATGTTAAATGGTAGATATGGTAGGAAATATGAAAAAGAAGTAATAGACACTAAACAAATCATTCAATTATATTATATTCCACTAATACAAAAATTAGCAGAAACAGATGAAGATTATAAAAAAATGATTGAAACAATAGGAACATCTGAAAGAGATTTTGGATTAATAAGTTCTTCAATGTCAAAGATTGGACCTGCTCTTAATATAAGTATGATAAATTATCATGATGCCCTTACTGATTGTAGGATTATGACTGATATGTTTATTAAAATTATTAATATATTAAAAGAAAATAAAGATATTGATATAATGAAATATCAAACAGAAAGAATTAAAACTTTAAAATAACAAAAAACCCCTTAATCCTCGGAAGATTAAGGGGTTTAAAATTTAAAACCATGAGACTACTGGTTTTCACTTGACACCTTCGTAACATTATCATAAAGATGCTACTCTTTATTTTCTTTACTTATCCACTATAATCAAGGTTTCCCTTCAATCATAGTCTAGCCAAGCAACGCTGCCATTTTAAAGATTGACTAACTTTATTACCACCAGTACTACTCGATGTTCAATCGGCCTCCTATCTTGCGGACAGTTCGAGATAATTAATCCCTAAGTGTGATTTTCCATCAAACAACATCCACCTTGCGAGTTTCAGTTGCTCTTGATTCATCCGAAGATGTCAAGAATTAAGCGTCTTTTCTTACTGATGTTGAACAGGACTTCGCTTTTTTACAAATTATAGGATTTGAACCTATGACCTATTGGTTAGAAGCCAATCGCTCTGCCAACTGAGCTAATCTTGTTTTTTCCATTACTAAGTGCCTGTTCACCGTTTCATTCTCTTTTGAAGAACAAAATCCGACCCTTAGCTTACATTTTCAGTCTGCTAAACCTACTTGTGCGGTATTTCAGATTCTTTTCAAAACCTTAATACTGATAGTCGCCCTTACTTTTGCATCACTTGGACTATTTTACTATCTTCCTTTTACAATTCTGAGACGATAAGGTTGGTATTCTAGGATGTGAACCACCACAGTTCTTATTAAATTTCCCTTGTTCCCTTTACAGGCAAGTAAGAAATTCCATACTTTCCAAAGTTCCTAAAAACTTATCTTCCTCTTATTTCCTCCGAAGAGAAACCCTTTTTCAGTAAAGGTGAGCAAGGAGTTGCTTGATTTGGCCTTAAATTGGGATTTAAGGTGAATAAACAAATGGATGTCTATCCTTTTTATATCTTGCGATATATTATCTCTTCCTTACGGATTCCTATTCAAGCATAGGAAATATCATTATTCAAAGAACAATCAAAACAAACCACTACTATACCTTTCTGAAGGGTTTTAAACATAATTATTTGTTTTCAAGAATGGCGCTGAACCACTGACCTGTCTTTCGACCGCTCTCAACACTGAGCTACTTGATTACAAATTACTACTATACCTTTTAAGGGGTTTTAAACATAGTGGTTTTTATTGGAATGTATGGTATTCCTTACCCATTTCAACCATCAACCTAAGAGTGAATGATGTTCTTAGAGGGTGAATTTTCGTAAAGCAGATTCACTCACTACTAAATCTAATTTACCAAATTGTCAAGTAGGTATGATAACCGTAAGACTATGACCTACTTCACAAGGTTACTAGGACGTATCAGATTTTGCAGTTCAGATAGGTTTTGAACCATATCTCCAATTGTTATTGTGTCTTGACTTAAATTAAGTACTCCAAAATAGACGACTGAACTATTTTAAAACCTTGAGATTACAGGTTTAGTACCGATACCTTCGTGTCATTACCCTTAGTTTGCGGCCAAGGTTCTACACTTATCCACTTCCTCATGGAAGTCTATCAGCGACGTTGCTTTATTTTAAGTGGTAGCTTTTCCACTATCAGTATATGATTACTCTATGTTCAAAATTCTCTTGACCTTGCGAGCCATTCAGAGGCGCTAACCCCTTAGATGCTTCTTTCCATAAAACACTTCTACCTTGCGAGTTTCCATGATCTTGATTCATCCGAAGATGTCAAGACTTAAACGACTTTCGTCATATACTTGTCTGAGTCTTTGCTTTTTATCAAATTTTAATTATCATATTAATTTTTAAGATAGTTGATATTTTAACCCTAATATCAGGGTCTCGGTTTAGCGCTCAGACAAAGCTTCATAAGATTTTGGCATACAAAATACTTAACTAAACATGCGTTTCGGTTGATTATTCCTACTGTACCATACTTCACGATTCCAGGACTTCTCCTTTCACCATTTGTATTGATAATTAGCCTTTGTGCTATCCACACTCTGACAGATTACCTACTTCTTATCTTTCAAATTCATAATGTTGACACGCAATGGTGCGGGTGTCACCCCTTATTCATCTTGCTCCTTACCCATTACTGGGGGCTTACAAGACTTATTCTTACCAAAGAACCATGTACTCATTACTTACTCCTTATATCCAGTCCTTACGGATGAATCTGTTGACTAGTAGCCAACAAAGACGAAGTTTGTGTGCTATAACCAAATCCGAAGACCTGGTGGGAAGTTGAGAGACTCCCCCTTTTGTAAGTTACCCTACATTATTTGCTCTTTCCGAAGAAAGATATCATCACACACGATGATTAATACTACTTAGGTTCAACTCTTGCGTTTCATCCCCAAACTTTTACCCTTTCAGGTAAGGTCTATAAGGATTAGAACCATATATTATCTTTTCAATATTATCAAAGAACGATGTTCTTTCAAGATAGTTATGCATATCTGTTCGAGTAGAGGGTGCAACTACACACCAATTTCTCGGTTTTTCAAAATACACCTTGATGTACTTTCCCCATTAGGACCCAACAGTTGTCGATTTCAAGCGCCTTTTCTGACCTAAGAATTACCAGAGGTATCTCGTTACCTTACGAATTAGCCACTCCTACATACTAATGTTATATCCCTATAACAAACTATCTTCAAAGAACAATATTTTTCCAAAAGTGGGTGAATGTATATATTCATACAAAAAACTCACTTTTTTCCATTTTGTAGCCCGGAAAGGATTCGAACCTATGTAAAGCTTTTACAATTTTTCTCAACCTCCTTGTATTTCCATACATATCAATGGTTTGCTTTGTCCTTTATAACTACTTTATATCCTACTGAGTAACACATAAAGTCCTCGTTATAATTTTTGTCCGCTAGACGACCGGGCCATATAAGATAAAAAAGAGTTACTTACTACGAATTTCAATACTGTTGTTTACTTTCTTCGGTTTCAATCCTTTTACTCCTTGCAGTTTCAATCCTTTTACTATCCTTGGTTTCAGTTTCCTTACTTCCCTTGATTTCAATCCTTTTACTCCTTACAGTTTCAATCCTTTTACTTTCTTCGGTTTCAATCCTTTTACTCTTTTCAGTTTCAGTTTCCTTACTCCTTTCAATTTCAATCCTTTTACTCCCTACGATTTCAATCCTTTTACTTTCTGTGGTTTCAATCCTTTTACTCTCCTTGGTTTCAGTTTCCCTACTTCCCTTGATTTCAATCCTTTTACTCCCTGCGATTTCAATCCTTTTACTCCCTGCGATTTCAACTGTTTTACTCTCCTTGATTTCAAAAACTTACATTGTAATGTTTGTAACTTTACTCCCTACGGTTTCGACCACCTTATCTTTTCAGATAAACATTGTTATACTGAGTATAACAACTTTACTACTCTCTACGGTTTCAAAAACAAACAACCTACAATTTCAGTAACTTTACTCTCCTTGATTTCAAAAACTTTACTCCTTCCAGTTTCATTTATTTACTCCTTGCAGTTTCAAATCTCGCTTTACTTCCTTTGGTTTCAACCACTTTACCCTTTCAGGTAAACATTACCATACTTATATGATAACTTAACTTACTTCCTGCGGTTTCAAATAATCATCATCAACATCCGTATCAGTGATTTTATATCTGATATTTTCACAAGATTTTCACAAACCTTGACCCTATTTTCAGACAGAGAACAGTTTACTTTACTCTTCTTCGCTTTCGCTCTAATTTTATCCCAATATTTTAAAGAACTAATTTTATATTCTACAAAGATACAAAAGTTTTTTCTAATTTCCAATTTTTTTGTAACTTTTTTCTCTTTATTTTTTTCACCATTTTTAGGTGGTGAGTTTATATATTATATAAAGATATAAAAGTTTAAATTATTTTCAAAATTTTTAAGAACTTTTTTCTTTTTTCAATCAGACATTTTATCTTCCAATTGTTTTACAAAGATACAACATCTTTTTTCATTTTCCAAATTTTTTGAGAACTATTTTCAAAAAATCTTTCAGTTGTTTAACTATCAACTGTTTGCGATCTGGTTAGGATTTGAACCTTACTTGTACCTATTTAAAGGAAGACAATTTTCATCATCTTTGAATCTCCCAATGGATTCGTTCAGACCATATTTCAAAATTATGGTATATCTCTCCAAACCACCTTACTTGGCTATATATCGGCTTTCAGCGTCTTGTTTCAGTGTGGCATACTTACATCTGCAACATACCGATTCCTAGAGGTTGCAAACTTAATGTTTGTAGATTAAGTATTACTACTTAATATTCATAATTTTAAAGAACTAATTGTTTTACAAAGATACAACATCTTTTTTCATTTTCCAAATTTTTTGAGAACTATTTTCAAAAAACTTTTTAGTTGTTTAATCTTCAACTATTTAACTCAACATTTTAAAGAACCTTATCTTTTTTCAGAAGATGTTTTTAATTTAGGATACAAAATTACAAAAGTTTAATTTATTTTCCAAATTTTTTGTAATTTATTTTCAGAAATCTTTTAATTATCTGAAACTCTTTTATTTCTCATCATTTCAATTACTTTTGCTTTTGTATCTTCATCTAATAGACTAATGACATCATAAACTGCTCTACATCCTGCTTTATTACCAAATGTTGTGAATCTAACATTAATATTTTCATCTCTATTATGCATTTCATAAGATACAATAGCTTCATGTGTTGAAATGAAATGAAATATTTCTTCTTTTATATCTTTCATATTTTTATTTTTTACAAGAACAATTTCCTTTTATATTATAACATATTGGACAAAATGTTTTAGTCATTAATTTAGGTTCACAAATCTTTAAATTATAACCATATTTACAACCTGACATAAGATTAGAACAATGTGGACATAATCTGTGATTTTTCATATTTTATTGTTTTAATAATTCCACTAATCTATTTTCTATTTCCATTCCAATAGTAAGATTATCACCTTTAGCCATAGTCCTTCCAAGACAATTTAACAATCCCTTTGCTTCTTCTTTAGTCAATTCAAGAACTATTTTAACATCAGATTTTTTTTCTTCCTTAGATTTGTTAAGTTCTTCTTGAAATTGTTTAATTGTACTTTTTTGAACAAATGATTTCAATTTATTCATAACTTCATCATTTTCTCTTAAGTCTTTATCACGACCATAATTATTATTTCCAGGTCCAAACTTTATATCTCTTAATCCCATATTATTTAATTTTATTTACAATATTTTTGTTCACCTGAAACATTTTTTAAATCTTCTTTATCAACCCACAATACTCTACCACATTTAGTACAAGTAAATCCAGTAACAATCATCTTTTTAACTACTTTCCTTCCTGATAATTGATATTCTTCTGTTATTGTTATTACATCAACAATAGGATTGTTTTCATCAAATGTGTGTTTTTCTTTAAATAGGAAATTTAGTATAGCCATTTTAAATTTTTTAAATTTGTGGGCCTTGAGGGGCATGATCCCCCGACCTTCGGATTATGAGTCCGCCGCTCTGACCAACTGAGCTAAAGGCCCCTTCAATTATTCTTTTGGATAATAAACCATTTTATTTTCTTCCAATAAAACAAATCCAAATCTTTTATAGAATTCAATCAACCTATTCAAATCAGCACCAAATACATCTGTTGCCCAAAGTTTAATTCTAAGATTATGTTTATCTGCAAGTTCAATAACTTCTGAAAGTACTGATGAACCATAACCTTTATTCTTTTGTGATTTCTTAATCCTAATTTGTACAAGATAAATATAGTTTCCTTCTTCATCTTTGCAATATTCTAATTTTATATCTTGAATATTACCTTTGTACTTAACTTTTTTAAGGTAAAAGATTTCATCATTTAATATAGTTTGATTTATCATAATTTAAAGTTTTAAAAATATCCCTACCAATAAAGAGGGTAGGTCTACAAATATACAGTATTGGTAGGGATATTTATTATACTACTTTATCAAGTACATATGTAGTAGCTTCATCAACTGATTTGAAACCATTTTTTACAAGTTTCTTCTTACCAGCATATACACCAAAAGTACCATTATCAAGTAACTTTGTTACCTTTACAACCTTATCACCACGACCTGGTTTTTCTGATGTCTTACTGGACAACATTATACGAACTTTGTATCCTACTACATCTTTTACTACTTTTCCTAATTTTTGTGCCATTTTTTTTTATTTATTTTTAAAGTTAATACTATTTATTTTTCATTATTTTTTTACAGCTAAAGTAAAACAACCACAGGAATTATAAACTTCAATTCCTTCGAAACCATTTTTATCATAAGCAGTAAAATAATCTCTGCTACTACCTACAAACCAAGCACCATTAATTCCTAAAGTATTCTCAATATTATGTGTATCTTCTTTGGCTTTTACAAAACCATCTTTTTGAGGCATACAACAATCTACCATACCATCAAAACTAGATGTAACATTAATAAAAAGATTTTCTTTATTTTTCTTAATAAAACTCTTTACTGTTGCTCTTGTTATGTTTTTCATAATTTTTGTTTTAATTAGATTACAAAGATAACAAACTTTTTTGAATATACCAAATTTATTTAAAGAACTATTTATTATTCAATTCATTTGCTGAACAATTTAAATCAAATATTGCTCTTTTCAATTCACTATATCTATAAAGAGAACCATCTTCCACATCATAATCCCCTCTTCCTTCATTAAATTCTTTTATAGAATCAATTACTTTTTGAATTGCTGGATCATCTGAACTTTCACCTAACATATTAGAAAGGATATCTTTCTTAAAAGTCATTAAAAAACCATGATCCCTACAATCCCCATATGAACCACCAAGAGGTGTCATATGTAATTTATCATTAAAATTCAGATCAAATCCTCTGTCCTTATACCATTTCAAATTAGGTCTATGTACATATTGATTTCCTTTTTTATAATCTGAATTATTCCAAACCATCCGGAAATGTGTAGTTTTTTTATAATCTTTTCTGACATCTTGAATTATAATAAACTTTGTTTCACTGGCACAAGTTACATGGTTATCAAAAAATAATACTCTTTTACTATCATCATTTTTAAGAATGGTCACTGACCAATCAATATCACCATATGAACGTTTTTTATCTGTTTGTTTTTCAAAAATAGTATCAATCCATTTTTCAATATTCTTACAATGTAATCCTAAATACTGATCAAACATTTTCTCAAAGAAATAATTATCAATACCAGTTTGGTCATCAAATTTAAGATTAAATAAATCTTGTGCAATTTCTTGAATTTTAATGTCTTGTTGTTTTCCCATTTTTTTAAAATTTAATTAGATTACAAAGATAATACTATTTTTTCAATTTACCAAATTTATTATTCATCTTCAAATTCATCCATATCTTCATCAAGAAGATAATCATTTGGATATTCTTTTTCATTCAAAAAGTCAACCCATGCATTTACTAAGTATTCATCTTCACTACCACCATTGAGGAACAAATAATCAAAGTCATCTTCATCAATAGTATTCTTATCCAATGATTCCAAAAATTCTTGTTCATCTTCTTCACTTAAATCAATTGGACCATCAACAATAGGATCTTCTCCATATTCTTCCATCCAATTATACACATCACTTACTGTAATTTTTCCCATAATTTTATTTATTTTAAGTTAATAATTATTTAATTGTATCTGGTAAATCTAATCTGATATATCCTGTCATATAATTATATGAACAAGTATCATTTGAATATGTTAGATTGTAAAGAATTTCTTTATCAGTGGTATCAAGTCTAACACAAGTAATAGGTTTTGGAGAAAGTAATATCCAATCAATTGTATCAATTTCTCTATCTGTTACTTTATTGGATTCACAAGAAGTTATTATACATATAAATGTAAATAACAAAAAAATTTTTTTCATTTTATAATAATTTTGTAGCTCGGGCGGGACTTGAACCCGCACAGCCGTGAAGCCACAGGATTTTCTTACTAACTACAGTTTTCACTGCTTTGTATTTTTACATACAAATTTGTAGTCTGGACTTTCTCTTCACCATATATTTCTATTTAGGTGTTTGCCGTTAAGTCTCTACACGTTCATCCTTTTACAGATGCTTCGCTCGGGATTACCATCACCACTATGTGTTAAGGATTCCCCGAATTTGACAAATTCTACTTAAAAGATTTCTCTTTTAGCACTCCATATAATATTGATTATCAATTTATTTAACTCATTGATTATCAATTAGTTATAAAGTCCTGCGTGTCTACCAATTTCACCACCAAGCCATTATTTTAAAGAACTATACTTTATATATTATAATCTACTATTTGTTTAATTTCTTTTTAAGAAAACTTAATTTTTTATTTCTTAAAATATTTTGTACTTCATCCACTCCAATTGCATCAATCAATTGTTCTGGTGTAAATTTATCTAATACATCTTTAATAGTAATATTTTTACTTGGTGTCGTTGTTACCCAAACACTACTACCATCTGGATGATAATCATAATAATTACCAAGTATGTTATACTTATTCAAAATATCTTTAGGATTCATATATTTTTCTTTTATATTTTTAAAAGGGTAAGTTGGTGAAATACCCATTATTACTTCACTATTTAGTGCTTCATTTGAGTTTTAATGATGCATCAGCACTAGGTTATGACACTATATCTGTTACTTGGCTCTCCATAAGAGATTATACGAGTAGCGAACTCACCTTTCTAATGGTATGCCTACCATTGATTTGACAGAATGACCAACTTACTTATCTTTAATTTCCTGTTTGTCTTTTTTTAATTTCTTTATATTCTTCTTCTGTAAAATACTTTACACATTTCATCTTTCTACCCAAATCAGCTATGTATTTCTTAGCTTCTTTCTTTGAAGAACATCTTCTAAAAAAACCATCTTGTACCCATGAATATGGCCTTTCCCCTCTATCTATAACACAACCAACATAAACTCTATTACCAAGACTATCTTCATTTATCATTTTTCTTGTTTTTTTCAAGTCAATTCTATCTTGACCTTCTGGACATACTTTCAACATTTCTTCAATACATTGTGATGCAGATGCAGTTGAACCAAACCTATCTACCAAATGTTTTGCATACTCTTTTCTGTTTATCATATCTTTAATTTTTTACAACTTTTTTCATCTTTGAAGGGTCTTTACCCATCTTTCTAAAAATTTCATCAAGTTCATTCTTAGCATTCTTCTTCTTCAATTCCAAATCTTTCAATCTGATTGATTCCCTTACCTTCTTTACATTATCTTCAAAATCCCTTTTAAGAATAATGTCAATAACAATCTGTTTTAATTCTTCTACTGAAGTATTTTTATATTGGTCAACAACATCAGACTGAACTTTTGAAAAGTCAGTTAATACACCATCTTCATAACCAAGTAGATATCTGATATTTGATGCTTGCATCTGTAAAGATACAACACTTGTACCAATAACAAATTCTGCAAGTTCTTTTTCATCCTTAACTGGAAGTCCTTTTATTCCAAACTTTACAAAAAAGTAAGTTACTATTGTATCTTCCTTTGACCACTTGTGAATTCTATTCATATGTTTTATAATTTAGATTACAAAGATAATACTAATTTCTGAATAAACAAATTAATTTTTAATTATTATAGTTTCAATAAAAGAACATATTGATACTAATACAGAAGATATTCCCTGGAATAACATAAATTCTACAAATTTTGTATTATGTGATAAATTACATATGTTCCAAGAAATCATCAGTGATATTCCACTTACAAAAATTCCAGTCATTAGGATTATGATATCAAGTATTGTTCTCATAATGTAATGTGTTAAGTGATTAGTAATATTGCAAAGATAATACGAATTATTGAACTATCCAAATTTATTTTAAAAAAAGTGCGGAAAGTGTGAGATTCGAACTCACGGTACAATTTCTCGTACAACACCTTAGCAGGGTGTCACTATAGACCAACTCAGTCAACTTTCCATTATGCGGACGCGACCAGCCTCCCATTTAGGTGTTGGATTTTCCAAACTTTAATAACCTGTCGCGTTTTTGGTGTGATGATATAAGGATTTGAACCTTATTTTAAATATTATCATCATATAAATCTATAAAATTTTTCCCATATTTATTTATTACATATTCTAAATATGGTTTTATACCATACTTATCTATAACAATTAATTTATTTGGAAATTGATTTGTTTTTGCTTTAACTTGTTCTGTAATATATCCTTTTATTTCAATATATTCATTATTCACTATAAAATCCGGTGAATATGTATATTTTCTATTATTAAATATATAATTAAACCTTTCTTTATTTCTTTCTATTTTTATATTATGTTCTAAATTATAAATAACATATGCTAATTCCCAACTACTATCACACCAATATCCTTTATACCATCCTTGTTTTCCTCTACCACTTCCTTTTCTATATCCACCAAGTCTTTTTAAAATCATAGTTTCAGAAATTTTTCTTTTCCTTTCTTTTTCCTTTTCTGGATCAGCACATCTTCCTGTTATTTTACCACTTTTAAATGCTAATTTTAATTTATTACTAATTTTAGTGGAAATCTCTAAATTTTTTTCAATACTAAATACATCTTTATATTTTTTACCTTTATTCCAAGAATGATATCCTTTTAATGGTCTTTTTCTTCTTGGTCCACTTCCATCACAATAATTTACGTGTTTTTCTCTTGAACTTTTTATTTCAAATCCACATTTAGGACAAATAAAAGGTGGTTTCTTTTTTCTTTTATTACCTAACCCAGTTCCATTACAAGATTTTTCGTGATTAGATACAGATGATTTAAATTTAAATTCCTTATTACATTTTGAACAATTATGCATAATCTTTTTATTTTTATATATAAAAATCAAGACTACCTCTTTTTTCCATTTCATTAATTAGCGGAGATACAAGTAATCGAAACCTCAACCCTCAGGTTGGCCTGGATTTCAAGTCCAGTTATGCACCTTGCATGCGTACCTCCAAATGAAATATATGTTTAAAAACCAATTCGATATTTTGATTGTATAAATGTTTCAATGGAGCGACCAAATAACTTTTTACACCCAATAAGAAAAGTAGTACTCCTGTTCTTATCCAAAAACCCATCTAAGGATTTACATATAATTTGAGCTTCCTATTAGGATCGAACTAATGACATATACTTTACAAGAGTATCACTCTACCAACTGAGTTAAGGAAGCATTTTAATAATTTAATTAATAATTTTATTTTTAAAAATTTGTTTGGAAGAATATCATATCATGTGGTGCTTTTTTATTACCACCAAAATATAAACTCAAACTATATCCCCAACATTTTTTTACATCAACATTACTTGTATGAGTAACAAGTGTTTTATCATAACATGCATTAAGTATATCTTTATCAATAATAGTATATACTACTTGTTGTTTATCAGATAAAAAATCCATTTTAAATCTATAAGTCTTACCTATTTCAATTTCATAAAGAAAAATAGCAGGTACTCTAACTTTATTATGGTATTCATAACCATCAATTTCCATTTTCATTAAATCTTTACTTGGTCTCCATCCAAATCTAAATGAATTATGATGGTGCATTCCTATACTGAAACCAAATAATTTATTTATATCAAACTGGTCTGCATCATCAAAGAAATACATTGTAGATGGTGTAAATTCAAAATCTTTTACAATTGAAAATGATTTATTCTTTTTAAATATAATTGGAATAAATTCTAACCAAAAAGTAGGTCTTCTTCTATTTTTTAATATTTTTCTTCTCATAATCACCCTTTTTAGTTATAAACCAATATAATTGTCTAAATAATAAGAACAAAGAAAATCCAAGTCCAATAGTAAAGAATACACCAAATAGTATAACTGCAAATGGTGCAGATATAAATATTTTAATAATTAATGCGATTACTACTGATATAGTTAATATTATTATCCATACCCAAGGAATTCTTGACAACATTCTATCTAAAATTTTATTCATAATAATTTGATTATTTTTTTATTTATATATTAAATAAATTTAACCTAATTCATTTTTAATTATATCTTCTTCAAACCATATTTCTAATTTAAATCCTTTCTCTTTAACTGATTCCCATTTTAATTTATCATTATCCTTTTCCCAACCCTTTGTTTCTAAATAATAAAAAGAATTATCATTTTCAAATATCTTAAAATCTAATAGATATGTGTGATTTTTACCATCTACACCAACATAATCAAATCTATCATTAGTGTATTTCCAATCTTTTATCTTACCAGTTTCTTTCCATCTATCTAATATAGAACAAGTCCTTAATTCATATGTTCCTTGTACCCTTATATCCTTATAATCATACCACCTACAAGTTCCTCCTGCTACATAATTATGTCCATTTGAATATGCTTTCTTTTGTATTTTTGACCACCACTCTGGATCATTTCTCATTTTTTCTTGTATTTTTAAAGATGCAAGTTTAATCGCATTTCTTGAAGAACATAATCTTGAACAATATTTTTGGTTTACTTTTTTTGTTTCAAATTCTTTTTCACAATTTTTACATTTTTTATTATGTATTGTTTTATTTTCTGATAATTGAATATTTTCATATTTTGCTAAAACACCGGGTGCATTACCATTTTCAATTAATTTCTTAATACTATTACTTGTTTTTAATTTTGATTCTTCTGTATGTTGTCTTGAATTAGCACAGCTTCTTGAACAATAATATTTTTCTTTTTGTGGATGTAATTTTTCTCTTTCAATCACTTCAAATTCTTTTTCACATTTATTACAAACAACCATAAAAGGTTTAAATTCACCAAATCTTGTAATTTTACCTTTTTTAAGTTGTTCAGATGTAGGTTTTCTTTTCTGATATCTATTCTGACAACTAGTATTACAAAATTTATTCTTTACTTCTTTACCACAATATAAACATTTATTCATAAACTTTTTTATTTGTATATATAAAACGGTGTAAGTTCATTTTGAACTCTTTTCTTATACTATAAACATTGGCAGGATGTGGGGGACTCGAACCCCAATACCAAAATCGTGACAGGATTTTATGCTAACCAATTACACCACACACCCTAAAAATATGATTTTTGACAGAAACCAAGAAAACTGAATTGCAGGATGTGGGGGATTCGAACCCCGTTTATATACCATTTCCGTGACAGGGAAATATGCTAACCAATTACACCACACACCCTAAAAATATGATTTTTGACAGAAACCAAGAAAACTGAAATATTTTAAAATCTTGGTTTTTTACCAGAAGCCAAGAAAACTGATTGGGGCTGAATTTTACTTCAACTACACCACCATTCTATTTAAGACTAGGATAAATAGAAAAATCCTATTACGCGAGGCCGGTTTTCCCGGTACTTACTAATATCACTGGCAGTTTCAATTAATAAGCTGTTATAAACATAGTGTCTAATCCCTGCCAGGATTAACCATTACCCTTACACCACTCTAGTGCCGATAACAGGATTCGAACCTGTGACATCCCCCAAAGCTTGTGAGGGTACTCTAGCCAACTGAGTTATATCGGAAAACATCTGCTTTTATTACGTAATTATTTTCAGATGTATTTCCCACCTTCCGATGGGTAATAAGTTAAAATTTTGTACCCCTAACAGGCATCGAACCTGCATATCCAAAGGATGACGGCTTTTAAAACCGTTGCGTCTACCAAATTTCACCATAGGGGTATTTAAAAGAATGTAATAGGATTTTAACCTATTTTGGTGATCAAACCAACTTAAAGATTTTTAAAGTTTTTACACCTTAATCATACATCCAGTTTGCGGGGGAGGAAGGATTCGAACCTACTTTATTTCAATATTTTCATTCACAGATTAACAGTCTGCAGCTAAACCTGATCAGCTACACCCCCATTATAATTTTTAATTTCTCAAATTCATTTTCAACAAATTCTTTATTAAATTTACCCATATCTTTAATAATATATGGTGTATATCCTAATTTTTTAATTTCTTTTATTTTAATTTTATCTCTATTTTGTACTTGTTCAACAGAATGTTCTTTTTTAATTTTTTTATAATGCCATTTACCATTCCATAATATTGCAATTTTTTGGTCATTTAAAATAATATCTGCATCCCACCCATTGAATATCTGTTCATTAATTAATACATTATTAAAATAATTCATACATAATTTTAGGTTAAAAATTATTTAGTTGCGGGAACTGGATTCGAACCAGTGTAAACCTTATAGGGGACTCCGTGCTTATGAGACAGGTGAGATAACCAACTTCTCCACCCCGCAATATATTTTGAAAACTTAGTACTCGGTAGGAGAATCGAACTCCTATTTAATGGATGAAAACCATTTATACTGGCCGTTATATGAACCGAGCATTTGTAATTATTATAATCCATACCTTCCTGGATTGGGGTACGTCATATCGGGAATACACTTAGAATTACTTCGCCATCCGATACGGCCCACCTTGGAGTCGAACCAATACTTCTCACTGTTATAATAATTGCACTCGGTAGGGGGTTCGAACCCCTGATCTCCAGGATGAAAACCTGACGTCCTGACCAGCTAGACGAACCGAGCATATAGAAAAGAGGTGTCCTTGATTAAAGTCTTTATCGGATGTCCTTACGTAAATACATACTATAATTTCTGTAACCATCATCTTGAGTAAAATCTCTCTTCGAACCTGTGTAGTGTTAACAATATTTTCATAGAAAATATCAGGTACTCTCCCATTTCTGGTATAAAGATTATAATCAAGGACAAATATCCTCTTTTATTTTCAATATATTTTATAATAATGTGTTGTTACACCAAAGAATCCATATTTGTCCAATTTCTACTATTTACACTACTATTACCGTAATGTTTTTAAATCTACTTGGTACGATTCACTCCTTAGATGATGCATACTACCAATGCTACATTTTATTATAAAATAAATTTACTTATTTTTAATAGTCCAACATGTCAAGGAACTTTTTCCTTTTTAATAGAGTACAAAGATAAATGTTATTTTCGACTCCACCAAATTTATTTTCAAAAAACTTTTTATAAAAACAAAAAACCCGATTTTTTCAAACCGGGTTTTTGATATTATGTATGACTTATTTACATATCAATCCCGATTAGTGTTTTTGTATCACTATTTGTATTCTCTAATGAAGAATTCAAGGTTATATTTAAGTTTAAGTTCATTTGTTTTGTTTATTATTTAATTTTATTCTTATATACAAAGTTTTTTCAAAAGTTTAATAAAAGTATATATTTAATTAAAAATATCATTTTTATCCATTTTTGATTTATTTTCTAATTATGATACAAAGATAATACAAGATTTTCATTCTACCAAATTTTTTTGAAGTTTTTTTAATTTTATTTTTCTAAGTTCTATTTTTACTTCTTGTATATAATGAAATCTATCTGGATGTGATTCAAAGAATATTTCTTTAGGATAACAATATTTTGTTTTTATTTTACTTAAATATAAACTATATGCCTTATCTTTAATTACATCTTCCACTTTTCTCTTATTTTAATTATTTTATCTTTTCTTTCTTGTAAAAAATATTCTGATAAATCTATTCCCTTTTCTAATTCTTGACTAATATATCTGTTTTTCAATGATTTTAATATTCCTTCATCTACACTTAATACTAAATTTGATTCATACATTAATATAGATGGTACAGCATTTAAACCAGTTAAGACATTGGTATATTTTGGTGATACAAGTATATATTTTTTATTTCTTATATTAATATTTTTTAATTCTTTAATAGGAAGATAATAATTATTATTAGAAATAGTATATTTACCATATATATTATTATTTTTAATAAAATCAGATATATTTTCAGTTATTTCTATACAATTATCTTTACCTAAATATGTTTCAAGTTTTTTTACCAATTTAATTGTAGAAATGTAAGATAAATAACTTGAATCAGTACCAATTACTATCTTATCACTTTGTAAAATATATTCTATTAGATGCATTTTTTTATTTTATTAATCTTATTCTTTCTTAATTCTAACCTTGCCTTATCATAAAATTCACTAAACAATTCTTTTTCTTTATAATAAATAAATACATGTATTGGTGGTGAAAGGAATTTATTCATAGGATCAAATTTAATCATATGATTGATAAATAATGTATGTGCTAATTTATCAAGTTCTGTTGATTCCATTTAATTTTCTTAATTTATATTCTCTTTCTACCTGAGCCATACCAGCAAAACTATCTGACCTATATTCTATAATATCTTTAGTGAAACATTTAGGACATGCTTTATCCATACTACCAAAGTCAACTGACCAATTAAGATAAAATCTTTCACACCTATTACAATAAATATAGTTATACATTGTTCATCCTGTTAATTATTTTATCTAATTTCTTTCTTCTTTCAATCATTTTAAAATAATCATTATTATAAACCTTCATTACAGTTGGATATAAAGAAGCAAAATCAAAATTTGGAGTAAATTTATCTAATGACATAATAATTAAATTGATTCAACTCTAATTGTTTCTTCTATTTGTTTCTTATCATTAAGATATTTAGTATTCAGTCTACTTTTAAGAGTAATAACCATATTTACAAAAGGTCTGTTATATTTTTCAAGACAATCTTTTATAAATTGTTTATATTCAGATAAGTTATCTGACTTTGAAATATAAAATGAATATCCCAACATTACTGGTCCACCACATTCAATATCTTCTGAATCATTTCGTTCGCATTGTACATCTATATGTACTGCTTCACAAGTTTTAAATTTTACTTCCACCTTTTCCATTTTATTTTAATTTATTTTTATTAATTTTCATCAATTAATTCTTCTTCAATTTTCTTTATATTATCAAGATTATTATTATACCATTGATTATATCTTTTTTTAAATACCATCATAACCAATCCTGTAATCAAACACCATATTCCAAATATTAAAGTAGCAGGTTGACTACTAATAATCATTGTTAATATTAACATTATGAACCAAGATATTTCAAGTAATGCTAATCTTGTAATAATTGTTTTAGTCTGTTCAATGGTATATTTGCTTTTCATTTTGTATTATATTAAGATTTAGTCAATATGTTTGATTTTATTTTCTTTAATTTCTTCAATCTTAAGAAATGTACAATATTTAATTCATTTTCAACCATATATTTTATATCACTAAAAGAATTTATTTCATCTATATATTTTGATATTGTCCTAGTTTGACTATCAATCAACTTTAAATCTCTGAAAAGATCATAAAAATCTTTTGTATCTTTTAATCCATATCCACCTTTATCTTTTAATATTTTAATTAATTGTAAAGGACCAGGGAAAGTACCATTATTTTCTTCTTTAACTATTAATAGTTGAAGAAATAATTCATTAAAATCATATGTGGAAACTCCCCTATAATATGAATTACGTTTAATGTTATCAAAATCAATTAGTTCCATTTAGTTTTTCTCTTAATTTTTGTAATTTTCTTGCTCTCTTATAAAATTTATCAGTCAACATTTTATTTGCTAAAGTTGTAGTCAATCCATCTGGTATTCTTTTAATGTATTTATAAGCTCCCCTTTCAGGCATTTTTTCAATATATTCTAATCTTGTTAGAAGTGAAAAGTATCCTGTTAATGAATTATAATTATTACCCTTACTAAAAACAGACCTTTGAAAAACATGATTAATATCCATTCTGTTCAATTGTTCTACTACATTATTAAAGTAACTATATTTCTTCCGTCCTTTTTTTTCAACAGGAATTGTTTTAGATAATCTTAAAGCTTCCATCCATCTTAAATCTTCTGGTATATCTTTAAGTTTCTTATATTCATTACCCATATGATATCTATTTGGATAAATACATCTTTCAAGATATCCTAATTTTATCAAAACAGTAATATATCTTTGTTCATGGTCATATGCATATATTGTCTTTTTATCACCAATATTTACAATATTAATTGTTTTTCTATAATCTATCCAATAACGATTATCTCTTCTTTCTGTCATAATTCATTTCTCCTATAATTCATTTCACTATAAATTTCTTCAAAATCTGGATTGATTAAAATTGCATGTCCACCATTTTCATTAATTACTGATACTTCTTCCCAATCATTATCAAAATGTAATTCAAATCCACCCCTTGCATATTCACCTTGTTTTAACTGACCATTGGTAAATATTACTTTTTGTAATGGTAATTTAATACTCAAACAAGTTTCAAATACATCCATATTCCAATTATGACCTTCATTACGGGAAGTAATAACCCATACATCATGTCCACTATCTAACATAGATTTAGCAATGACTTGTACAAAGTCTTCACTTAATGTTCCATCAAAATCAAAACTTACTTTCATAATTTATTTTTTAATTATATTTCCTTCTATTGTTGAATCTGCCGCAAAAAGTTTTGCTAATGGGTTTATATCCTTTTTAATTAAGTTTTCAACCACTGTTTCTGATAATGGTGTTGGGATTATTCCTGGTAATACATCCTTTTTAATTAGGTTTTCTTTATCCCATGATGATACAGGGAAAATTCTTTTTTTTGTTGTTACATCCTTTTTAATTAACTGTTCTTCCACCAATATGTTCATAGTATGCACATATCCTTTAGGTGTTACATCCTTTTTAATTAAGTCTTCATCTTGACCTACTGATGTAATATATTCATTAGCGAAAGGTTTTATATCTTTTTTAATTAGGTGTTCTTCTACAAAATTGTGATCACCAACCCCATATCGACTTGGTGTAACATCCTTTTTAATTAGTTGGTCTTCCTCCGAGTAAGACAAATGGGATAATAGAAATTGGAGTGTTACATCCTTTTTAATTATATATTCTTCCACCATATGTTTTACTAAAGCTGATATTTGTTCATAATTAAGCTGATATTCATTTTGTAAAACTGCCCAAAAATTATAATGATCACACCAAAAATCACCACTATTTAATTTATAATTAAAAATAGTAATATCATTATGTTTATAATAAACATCATTAATATCATCTTTATAATAATATTCAACTAAATTAGTAAAAATACCATAAGCATACCTTTCTTCCGGTTTCATCCTAGCATACTTTATTCTTTTAATCTTATCTAACATAATCTCCTTATTTTATTTATCTTCTTAATTCTTTCTAATTCCTTTCTGTAATCAATTAATTCTTTACACTGATCAATATCACATAATAATCCATCTACATGACTACATCCTTTGTGTTTATAAAGTTCACACATTTTAATAGGATCATTATGAATAGTGAATCTTAACATTTTTTTTCTGAAATTAATAATCCACATTTAACACACCACATAATTCCATATTCATTTGTATGTACTTCATGTACATTTTGTTTACACCAATCAGTTTTCTTTTTCTTCTTCATATTGTGACCCGAAAGGGAATCGAACCCTCACAACTCTTGGGTTTGAGCCAAGCGACTTTACCAGTTTGCCCACCGGGTCAAAAATAAGTTATTTAAATTTCAAATAACTTATTATAAAATCCTAATACATTACAATGTGGTGATAATCCTGATACACCACCATCACCTGTTTCTATAATTGTCCAAGTTCCATTTTCTTTTAATGCAAAATCAATTGTCAAGAAATTACTTTTTTCACCTAATACCCTACCTACACTTTCAACAAATTCAATAGGTGGTTGCTCTCCTTTAGATATATCAATACTTGAATTATTACTTATATCAACAAGTTTACCATATAAATAAAACGCTCTCCATTCATTAGTAATTCCATCTACCTTTTTCAAATCAACATATTCTTTAAATACAATTCCACCAGTAAATAAATGACCTCTTTCTTCTACAAATTCTTGAATTTTTCTAAATAAATCACCTGTACTTATTTTTCTTGTTATCTTTTCTACTCCTAAATTTGTCTTAATTGATTTTACATAATCTTTTAAAAAGAAATCAAAATTCAATAATGGTAATATACTAAATAATTCCATTACTTCATTATACTTATCAAATACTAATATCTTAGGTGTATAATCTTTTATTTCTTTATATACAAATGGGAAACAATGACAAGTCTTATATTGTTCTGGTGAATTTAATAAAGTTACATATCCATTTGTCTTATGTAATATCTTATTATACAACTTACTATATTGTTCAGGTTTTAACATCCATCCCCTATAAATAAGAGTGGCACTATCATCAAAAAATATATCAGATACTAATTTATCATTTTCAACTAATTCTTCATAATCAAAAAGATGTGTCTTAATTCCCATAAGTTTACATATGTTATACTCTTCAGTATAAGCAGAATCAACAACCTTTTGTTCAAAAGGTTCAGATGGAAATAGTATTCTGTAATCTTTCATTTTTTATTTTTATTAATTTTTCAATTTTTAATTTTCTTCTTTCTATTTTATTTGTTGTATAAAATGGATTCCCATCTAATACATCATCTATTGGTACATATAAATCATATCTTTTTTGATACCCATTATCAAAAGATTCATCACTATCATAATGTAAATAGTGTAAATATCCTCTTCTATAACCATCCCAAGTATAACAAGGAATATCAACACCATCAATATTTATAATAATATTTATTATATTATAACTTCTATTAGATGAATCTGACTGTTTATGACCACTATAAGTAATTCTCCAAGACTGTTTGAAGTTATCAGTCCACAGACCTTTTTTTACACCTAATTTTAATATTTTTTCTACCATTTATAAAATATTATTTTTACAAAGATAATAAATATTTTTAATAAAAAAAAGTAGAAGAAATAAATCTTCTACTTTTTCTTAAAGTATTTTTATTTCTTAATGATATTGTGATATATATTTTCCTTCATAATTTTCAAAAGTAACAATTCCATCATTTATATCTTTTATGTAATTTGGACTTATTGGCATTTTTCCAATTGCAGTATCAACAATATATTGTGGAATTGCATAACCAGATGTGAATCCACGCAACCCTCTTATTATTTCAATACCCTTATCAATTGTAGTTTCAAATATCTTAGCACCTGGAATTTTATCCATCTGATACAAATAATATGGTACAATTCTATTTAATAATAAATTATGCATTAATTTTTTCATAGTTTCTACATTATCATTTATATCTTTTAATAATACAGTCTGACTTCTTAATACTATTCCATTGTCAACTAACATATTACAAGCTCTTTTAGTTTCTTTACTGAATTCATCAGGATGAGTAAAGTGTACACTTAAATATAGTGGATGATATTTTTTTAACATATTCACTAATTCTGGTGTAATTCTTTGAGGTAATACAGTAGGAACCTTTGTACCAATTCTAATGATTTCAATATGTTCAATACTTCTTAATCTACTTAATATATATTCTAATTGTTCATCAGATAATGTTAAAGGGTCACCCCCCGACACTATAATATCCCTTATTTCAGTATGTTTTTCTAAATAGTTGAATGCATCTTCCCAATCTTTATGAGATACTTTAATAGAATTTTGTTTAGCTACCATATAACTTCTTGTACAAAATCTACAATATGTACTACAAAAAGCAGTAACTAAAAATAATGCTCTATCTGGATATCTATGTACAATATTCTTAACTGGTGAACTATGTTCTTCATTTAAAGAATCTGGTGATTCTCCTTCATAAACATCTAATTCATTTAAAGTTGGAATAATTGTTTTGTACAATGGATGATTACTTTCTAATCTATCTAATAAAGAAGCAAAGTAAGGTGTTATTCTAAAAGGTAAGTGGTTTTCTGGAATATTGAGAATTATATTTTCTCTTTTTTTCCCTAATATATTAATTAAATCATCTGACTTGGTAATACTATTCTTTACTTGCCACTGCCATGAGTTCCATTGTTCTATTGTTGTGTTTGGGTAGTTGTTTGTGATGAATTCTATAACCTTATCATCTTCGGTTTGTCTATTAAAGACATTTGGTTTCTGAGCAACCGGTGGCTCTGATTCTTCTCCATTAGCAGAAGTCTCAGATAGAATAATTTGTTTTTCCATAGTTAAGGTCTAAACCTTTTTTTATTTTTTTTT